TTGAAAAAAACTATCCGTGCAACCATAGAGATAACTAAAGCATTTTTTGGTTATGTTGAAGACTTATACACACTATTTAAAGAAGAGGGTTTAGGTGCTGTTGTAAGTAAACTGTTTACTGATACGACTGAAGCATTAGGTGATTTCAAAAAAACATTTTTAATTGGTATAGGTATAGCAGTCGCCGCATTTGCAGCTGCAATATATTTTGCGATATCCACTGCAACCAAAATGGTTAGAGGTATTGGTGGAATGATGGGTTTTGGTAAAGGTGGTTTTGGTAAAGGTGGTAAAGGTGCAAAAGGTGTAAAGGGTGGTAAATCATCAGGCTTTGATGTTTCCAAAATGGGTCAGTCTAAACAAACGATTAAACCAGATAAAGTATCAAAATTAGGTGGTGTAAAAAATTTTGTAAAAGGTGGTGCGAGAGTTGCTGGTACTGCACTTAGAGGTGCAGGCCCAGTAGGATTTGCACTTGGTTCTGTGGTTGTTTCAGCATCAGATGCAGTGTCAGCATTTGGTAACGCAAATGAATTATTTGGTAAAGAGGCAAATAAGTTTGAAAAAATATTAGCAGGGGGTGCTGGTGCAGTTGAAGGTTTTACTTTTGGTTTAATAAAGGCAGAAGATTTAATTGATACACCAGGCGACAAGATTGAAAGATATGCAAAACAAGTTGAAAAGAGTCAACTTAGTTTTGAGAAATTTGAGAAATTTCAACAAAAAAGATTAGAAAGAGGTGATATAACTCAAGAACAATTTGATAAACTCATTGAACGAAAAAGAGTTGCTACTGTTGAGAGTATGAAAAAGAATAATGAAAAAATTAAAAAGGTGATGGACGAGAATAATAAAATTCTTGAAAAAACTAGTATAAAACAAGTTGAAAAAATAAATGAATTAGTTGAACTTATGAAAGATAATAAAAAATTAGTTGCAGAAAAAGAAAATCAAACTGCATCATTTATGATGGCTGGTGGTAATACAAATATTACAACTAATCCAACTGAACAAACAATAGTTATGGACACAAAAATTTCAGATAGTTTTCATTCACAAGTTTATAGACAATCATATGGTTAATATTCTGGTATCTTTCTGGTACTAATCCCTCTACATATATGAATAGGAACTTTCTCACCGTCTATATCTTCGTACTTTACTAACACCATTTCACTTTTCCACATTACCACTGGACTTTTATACGGCATTGCGTGTCTCCACCTAGACTTAGGTTTAGGCCAACGAGTCCATTTAAACTTTTTCATTAACTTTTTATGAAATCAACTAGAGTCAACATAGTAAAAAGAATTATGACAAATAAATAAATCCAAAACCAATGACTTCTCATTAATTTAGTCAAAATATTATTTTTCATTTTAACTTCCCATTGCTTTCCAAATGACATAAAATACCACCCAAAGTGAACATAATGCACCTATACCTATCATAACCCACATAATCATTTCTTCTTGTTTTCTTTTTGCAAGTAATATTGCTTCTTTTCTTTTTTTTCTTATTTCTGCTTGTATTCTTAAAACTTCATTCCACGCATTGGGGCCGTGACTCAAATTAACAAAAGTTCTGAGTTCTTGTTCCATTGCGGCGATTTTCTTTTTGTGTGCAAAGACTTCAAGTGCTTCTTCTTCAACACTCATACCAGATTTTTTTGCTTTTGCAGCTTCTTTGTTTACAGTTTCACAACTTGTCATCCACCTACCGATGTCACCATACATAGATTCCACATCTCGGCCGATTTCAAATCCTTTTTTAATTGCACTAAAGGCGGCGGTTGCCGCACCAAACGCTGTAATTGGGTCTACCATATTTGCCTCTCCTACTCATTACTATTTATAAAAAACCGTGTGGATAAAAAAAAGGGTGTCACAATAAAGTAACACCCTTTAAATAAGGAGAAACAAAGGAAGTTCTTAGGCTTCTTTTGCAAGTTTCTGAAAGTAATCTAAACTATCATCACTCTCAGTAGAAGTTGTTTTGACAACATTGTCTACATAAGACTTGTCATCTCCGTCAACTTCTGTCTTAGGAAGTTCTACATCTTCGGCAGAACTTGTTGTTGATTGAGTTCCACTTAGAACATCGTCAAGACGATTTTTGAGTTCATCATAAGTCTTAAAGTTAGATGGTGCAGTAAACTCTTTTAAAGAGTATTCTGTCTTCCAAATCTTATCTAATTCGGAATCATCTTCGTTTAATTTTGATGGACTATCAAACTCTGACTTGTCGTAGTTCCAATATCCGTCAACCTTCCTAATTTTCAATTTGAAGTTTGCACCTTCCCAGAAATCAAATGGATTTACTGGAGTTTCATCTTCAAACTGAGGTTGTAAAGCTTCCATCAACTTATCATAAATTTTCTTACCATATCTGAATAAGAAAACTTTACCTTCAGTTTCTGGGTGCTTTGGGTCAGACACTACATATATGTTTGAGTAGTATTGTAGTTTTCTCTTTTGTTTTCTAGCGATTTCTTTATCACTTTCAACACCAGAGTTCCACAGTTTAGAATTATATTCTGAAACTGGGTCTTTTTGATTTAATGTAGTTAATGAGTTTTCAATGTACCACTTACCAGTTGGGCCTTGAAATGCATGATTCCAAAGTTTTGCCCAAGGCATATCTTCACCATCTGGTGCAGGCAGAAAACGAATAACTGCATAACCATTACCAGACTTATCTAGTTCTGGTTTCCACAATCTCTCGTCTACATATGATTGTTTTTCTACTGGTGCATTTTCTGATTCAACTGCAGCCAGTATTTTGTCTAAAGAATTAGACTTTTTTAAAGTATCTAATGACATATTATATCTCCGTATGTTATTATATGTTTTATATGTTATTTTATTTCACTTAATCATAATATAATGTTATTTATACAACCAACCTACCCCACATATTTCCGTAGGTGATTGTTTTCACATTGTTATAGTCTGACCATTCTGGTATTTCAGAACCATCATCCATAACTCTGTAAAACTTTTTATCTGGATATTTCTTAAAGTTATTTTCGTGTTGTTCTATCCAGTTCATAGGACTTACATATTTACAATCAGAAGTTATGTAACAATCTGTATCTTTATAAACATTGTTAACTTTACCTTCTCTAGGCATATCAAATCCTAACATATAGATGTTATCTGTATCTTTATTCTCTTCTATCGCAACTCTAACAGCAGTAGGGCCTGAACTCCAACCCATAAACTCACCATCAAAGAAAGTATCTAAATCTTGAACCTTATCATTTTCATCAACCCAAGTAATCCATAAACCAGCATTACCTAGTTTCTGTCTTACATCACCTTTTGGTAATCCTTTAAACTTTGACAATATTTCTAGTATTGCATCTTTAAATCTCTCTGGGTCTATTCCGTGACAAACTAATTGTGTTTTATTACCTTTTTCATTTTGATGTAAAAACTTATCTACTGTGTCTAATTCTAGACTCTTTAGTTGTTCATTTAATTGTTCCATACTTGATTGTTCTAATCCAGTATATTGCAACATCTCAAAGAATTGTTCTGGTAACAGTTTCCATTGTCTAAAATAACATTTGTTATCAGAACAATAACCAGATGAATATACCTCGTGCATCATAGCCCAATCAGTTGATATTAATCCATCTGGTTGGAAATCTCTATAAAGTGCATTACACCCATAAATCTTTCCCCATTGTCTGAATTGTTTTAGGTCATATCCATCTCTAGATTCACCATTACCAAGTACAAATACATTTTTAGGTTTACTATTATCCACTATAAAATCCAATAAAGATAGTTGTTGCATCACTCTGTATCAGATGGTTTATCAAAATCATCATTGTACATAGTCTTTTTTTTAAATGCACGAATATTATCAACCTCATCTATGTCTTCTAGTTCATCATCTAGGTCACCTAAATGGTCACTATCTTCTTCAATTCTAGGTTCTGTTATTGATACTGAAATGTTTTCATAACCACAACCCTTTAAAAAGTTACTAAACTTTTCTTCAAGTTGTCCTAAATCATTATCTTCCATAACAACTTCAACTTCTACTCTCTCCTCAGAATCAAAATCTTCTTTTATTTCATTTGTTTTTATAAATGTAAATCTCTGTTCCACATCTATCTCCTAAAGTTTCTTCTGTTTTTAACAAAAGCTTGTTTGTTCATATCTTTAAGTCTATCTCTAAGTCCGTCATTATCTTTTTTTAAATATGCACAGTCTGTTGTTAGACTTTTTATTTTCTTTTCCATACCTTCAAATTTAGAACGATAAAAATCTCTTTCTCTTACTAAAGATTCGTTAGATTGTTTTTGTTCCATTTTTACTCCAAGTTAAGATTAATATTGTATGTGTTGTAGTTGTTTTGATACATTTCGTACATAGTCATCTCTGACCATATCACCCTCGTGTATAAACATATCACAAGAACAATATGCACAATTTTTACCTTGTAATAAGAAATTCAAAACTGTATGTTTAAAGTTCTTCATATCCTCATCAAAAGGTTTTAATGGTAAAGTATCAATACCATTATTCTCTAAAATCAATATGGAATTAGTAATAAAAGAAGATTGATTCTTATGTTCTAATTTCATATGTTTAAGAAACTCAAAATATTTTTGTACATTAACATTGTATAAACTGTATAAAACCGAATACACAGTTCCTAATTGATGGTGCAATTCATCTGACTCAAATAGGTCAGCCACATCTGACACCAGACCCTCTGGTGTTATATCATTGATTGCACCTTTATCCCATAAAAAATTCCAATCACTTCTTAACATATATTCTATAAGACTTTTTAAATTTCTGGGGTCACCACCATCTTGTACATAACTTCTTCTTTCACACTCGTAATCCATTTTAAAATAATACTGTTTGTTTACTATATCATAATTAATTACTTCTATAACATTTACAGATGATTTTTTAAAACATCTAGCATTACCAGTAATTGTTTTTTCTTTAACACTACAAGCACCAATAAAGTCTGGAAAAAAAGGTTGATATCTTTCTTGAAATATTCCTACTTTATCTTTCCAAGTTTTTCTACTTACAGAATATCCTAGATAAAATATATTTGTATCTTGAATTGTATCAAACTCGGTATCGTCTGTAATATCTTTTTCTAGTAATTGGTGATGAGTGTATGGTATACCTAAACCTTTATAATAATGTTCTTTACCTTTCCAAACTCTACCACCACAATGAGTTAAATCATCGTCAATTTCTAATCTATTTACTTCTTTACCTTCTTTATCGTATATTGATGTTATATGCATTACTTTTTATTTTTTGTTAAATTAAGAACTTTCATTTTATACTCTGTTTCATTAATTGTCAATAGTGAATTGTAATTATTTAATTTGTTTTTATGATTAGGCCATATGATATTTTCATTTATTTGTTTATCCCAATCTTTTTGATAGTTTACTAACTTGTTTAATATAATCATTGTTTCTATATTAATTCTTTGTGATAAATAATTTCTAAACAATATTGGGTGTTGTCCATTTTCAACAGTAAATAATTTATTAAAATCTGTAACTTGATTTAACAACAAGTTCATATCTTGTTCAAACATATATTTTAATGATTGATGTCTTTTTTTCCAATCTGTAAAGTTTCTATCATTGAACTCACCAATATAACCTTTTTCATTTTTTAAAAAATTAGATACAAAAAAGTCTTGTGTATCATCTCCATACTTTCTTGCAACTTTACCAAAAAAATGTTTGTCTTTTCTTTTTAGATAACTTGATTTACTAGCTCTAGTTTTACCACCGTACTTTGTGAAATCGTAGTCTGAGTTGAAATGTGCTTTCAAACCCATATAAATTTTAAATGCATTAAAGGCGTCCATAATATGAATCATACTGGTAGTTTACCCATTTTAGGTAAAAAGTTTAAATCTCTTGCGTTTGCTTCTATTTTATCTTTAAGTGGTTTCTGGATTAAACCAGTGATTGAATCTGGTTCTATTTCATTCTTGATACAATATTCTAATATCGCATCCATATGTGTGATGTTTTTCTCTCTGACTTGAGATTCTATGTATATTGAAAATGTTTTTGGTGTCATTATATATTCACAATTTAATAAAAAAAAGGGTGGGTTCAAACCTTGAAGGTATTATACCCCACCCTTTATTCAATGAAATTACTTCTCAGCGCAAGCGTAAGAATTAATCTCTAGTCCTACTGAAATTTCAGTAATAGTTGGTTTTGACCAAGCCATAGTTATTCTCCTAACTAGTATGGAGTGCTGGTTGCCTTGGGCCGCAGACCACTCATTATTATTATGGTGAGTATTCTGTTACTAGGAACTCACCGAACCCTATCCGATTAAGCTGCGAGAGCGAAATCTTGAGATGCAAAATTGTCGTTTGCATTTATTGTGTTTGACCTATAAGGAAGTCAACCCATACTCTCCAATAACTCTTAAATACCTGTCAACCCTATTTCACCCCCTCATTAGGGGTTTTGGTGGAGGTGGAGGGTACTGCCCCCTCGTCCAGTCTATCTCCAAATTATTTTCATCAAGTATCTCTATATGTATAATTTATATTTCTGTAAGTTATATGAACAAAATTATATTATACTCCAGTCTTTACAGTATTATAATATATATTTAACTCTTTGTCAAGTAGATGTAAATATTGATGTTTCTTTTTTTTAAACTCTTGTACTGTACCATCTTCTGTAACCACTAATATAACTATCTGTTCTATCTCTTGTAATGTTCTTTCTTGATACATTTCTGCATATGCAGAGGCCTGTATGTAATAGTTTTCGTTCCAATCATCTTTTCGTTCTTTTGTACTT